CCGTGTCCATCAGGCCCTGCATCTCGATCTGGGAGTTCCGCACCTTCTTGGAGACGAGGTTCTCCTGCACGTTGGAGGAGTGCTGGCTCCGCAGGTTAGCTTCTGCCTGCTGCATCTGAGGCATGAAGCCTTCCTGGAACTCCTGGTCCTGCGGGACGTTCTGCAGATACTCCTGCCGCTTCTCCTTCAGGAACTCCTCGACAGCCTCGGGATCGGTCGAAGACCGGACCTCAGAGTTAGCGTACTGCGACTGCAGCCACTGCTGGTACTTCTGGCCCTCGACCTTGCCCGATTGCTCCTTGTAGCCCTGGACGAAGTACGGGTTGGCGCTCTCCGGGATTTTGTCCTTCTGGACCGCCTCCTTGTACTTCAGGGCCTCGTTGAGCCGGGCCTTTGCGCCCTTCTTGCGCTGCTCCTTCTTGTATTCCTGGTGCTGGCTTTGCAGGAACCGCTGGATGTCTGGGTTGACCTTCGCCAGCCCTTCGGCAAGCTGGCCGATGCCGCTGCCGGTCTGGTCGTTCGAAGCAGCCGGAGCCTCAAAGGTCGAGGCGGGACTGGCTGTGATCTGCTTACCGACCGACCCCTTCGGCATCCGCGTTCGGACGCGCTTGTTCGTCGCCATTGTTCTCCTCTTTTTTCAGGGACGTGAGCTGGCGAAGATTAGCCAGCCGCGCTCTGAGACCGGACGCGCGGGTTGTTCTTGGTGCTGCCGTTGCCAATCCCGAAGTCGCCGTCTGGGCCAGAGTATTGGTCGTAGGCGCTGACCGCAGACTGGCCGATCTTGAGCGCACCGGCAGCGAAGTTCGGCGGGCTGACCGGCTGCTGCATCTGACGGGCACGGGACACAGCGCGCTCGCCCGACAGGTCCATCTTCCGCTCGCGGGCGGTCTGCCGCGCCTCCAGGTTCTCCATCTTGTCGGCCTGATACTCTGCGCCCTGGCCCTTGTACTGCCGGAACAGGGCATCGACAGAGTTACCCGACGTGCTGGCCTCCATCGCGGACAGACGCATCCGCGCCTCGGCCTGAGCCTGCTTCTCGCGCTGCTCGGCTACTTCTTCGCCAACGGCTTCCTCGTCCTGAAGGTTCTGTAGCTGAAGCTGGGCCACACGCTCCGCGTGGTTCTCCTCTGCCTCCTGCTCGATCTGGCGGTTTTGCTCAGCCTGAGCATCGGCTGCGTCAGCCTTCTGCTTCATCTGAGCGCCAGTCGCGACAGTAGTCAGAGCCAGCGAAGCGCCAGCTACCGCCGCGCTAGGGGTACACATTCTTGTAGAACCTCCAAAAAGGCACGCCGTTTATAGTTCTTGGGTACTCGTGGAAACTGAAGCCAGCCCATTTGAGCCAGCGGATATGTACTTCGTTCCGGCCATCCACGATGTTGGTCAGGACCGGGAAGCCTTTAGCACAATCCTCGATCCAGCCCTCGCGGATGATGCGCCGGCAGAACTCCACAGGGGCTTCCTGAACGAGTTCTGGCGAAGCTGCGAGCCAAGGATGGGCCACGCGCCTCCGAATATCCGGGACCGCGCCTCCTAGAGCCACACACCGCCCATGAAGACGCACTGCGTTCGTCTGCATGGACTGGCCGTAGCCGTCCAGCAGCACATCGCGCGCAGGCATCTGGGAGGCGTCTTCTAGTTCGGCGCGGTCCTCGGGGCGGAGGTTAGCGGCAAGCTCCTCGACATCGCCCAGCTTCGCCTGGGCAACGTGGAGCTTCATCCGTTAGCCGACCCTCCTGGAATGGTGGACCCAGAAGCCTTCCCACTCGGCAGACAGGATCGCGGAAGGCTGGAAGGTGTCGTTCACGATCCTGATCCGAACGCGGTCGTTCTTGGATTGGATCGGGAACTCAAAGCTGCCGGTGTCCTGCGAAAGCTGCCCGAGCGTGGCAGAGGACGTTCCCAAGACTAGCCCCGTGAACTCGTAGGTGTAGGTGGGCCGGTTTTGCGGGGTCACTTCGACGCGGTAGTAGCCGGTCTCGTTGTGGAAGGTGGACATCTTGCGAAGCTGCAGGCGTCCGCTCTGGATCGCCTGGGAGTTCTCGCCCGAGCCTTCCTTCATGTAGATGGTCGAGAACTCGTGGACCTTCGTGTACGGCTCGCCGAAGTACAGGTCCACGCCACGCCAGTCGCCATCCACGGTCACGTCCTTGCCGCTCCAGGAATTGACCTGGACCTTTACGCCCGAAGGTGTCTCCTGGTCGGTGTCCCGCGTGACCACCTCCGGCTCCGTCTGCCACACGAGATCGGGCGTGGTGAACGTCGTCTCGTCGGAGCCGCTGTCGTAGGTGATCGACGCCATCTGGTTCTCGTTCAGACGACGGTCGAGGCGGGTAAGATAGCCGGCGTTCACGTCGGGATCAGTGATCCCAGGCTCCAGGTCCATCCACTCGACGTAGATGCCGTCAGGCCGATTGATGGTCAGCCACAGCCGGCTCTGGATGAAGCCCAGGTCGATCACCTCTGCCGCATCATCGAACGTCCACTTCGACCACGAGGACTGCAGCTTCTGCCGGCCTTCCCAGAAATACTTGTAGACGTAGATGGCGTTGCGTTCGCTCTCCGAGACCACGACCAGAAGCTGCTGCAGGCTCGTCACCGCCAGCTTGTAGGCCGGGGCAGGGATGTACTGCTGGACGTGGCTGGTCACGTCGCGGGCGTTCTGAGACGCGGCCACGTTCTGCTCGGTGTAGAACTCCATGATCCGGGCGTGGGCGTTCTGCGCGCCGCCCGAGACCGGGAAGTAGATGTTCTGGCCCGACGAGACCGGACGGACGTGCGCGTCCGCTTCGAACTCGGTCGCCGGAGGTAGGGCCGCGTTCTTCGGCGACAGGACCTCGCCACCTTCCAGGACGAACTGCGTGTTGCTGGAGAAGACCAGGAGCCGCTCGTTAAACGGCACTGCGCTCTGCAGGATCGAGACCTTCGTGTGCGACGAAGCGATGTCGATAGGATCGGTGTCCAGCAGCGTGATCACCGACCCAGGCCAGAAGTCGAAGTATTCCCCGGCACGGCTTAGGATCACGCTCTCGTCGGCCAGGAAGCCCAGCCGGTTCCGGTGGAAGAAGACATCGTTGAGCGTCTTGCCGATAAAGCCCGGCGTCGGTGAGCTATTTTCGTCGCCGACCTGTCGATCAGCCCAATCGGCCTGCCGGAAGGTGAACGTGCCGTCCTGCTCGCGGACCAGCACATGCGGCATCGTGGACGGGTCGATCTTGTACTTGACGCCCTGGCCCAGGGTCTCGGTCCAGACGCCGCTGCCGGAGCCGTCGAACTCGACGTAGTAGTCGTCCGCGCTGTTCCCCGGCGACCCGATGACCTTGATGTGGAAGCCATCTGGCCCGCGCGTGGGCAGATCTTGGAAGTCCTGCACACTGTCTTTGATCGGGTACATGGCGTTGCCGTTGAACCCGTCCTGGCAGGACACCGTGAAATCGCTGTCGTTCTGCAGATGGATCACACGGCCATAGCGAGTGACCGTCCAAGACGAGCCGAGATTGGAGTTTAGGTCGCTCTCTAGCTTGCCCGCGATGTGGCTCGTGTCGATGTCTCTGGCGTCTGAGGCCGAGCCGCCGTCAGGGGTCGTATAGCTGGCGTATTGCCCGCCATTGATGTTGATGCTATAGGTCTTGCCGTAGTTACCCTGACGGACGTGGATCAGGGCCTCGGGCTGTCGGACAGGGGAGGTGTCCGATTGCATCTGGGGCGCGACGGTGCCGTTCACGATGAAGGTGTAATCGGCGACCGTCATCGCGCTCAGGTCGTCCTTGGGCGTGATCCCGGTGACGTAGCCCAGGCCGTCAGGCGCGTTGACCGTCTTGGCCTCGTTCGCCAGCAGGTCCCAGACGGTGATCTCGCCATCGCGGATCACAAGCTGGTACTGCTCGCTCTGGTCGCGGTAGATTACATGGCCGAAGGCGTTGCTGTCGGAAGTGGTCAGCACCCGCGCACGATGGTTACGCGGCTGACGCTTGATCATGCCCTCGGCCACGCTGTCGAAGGCGTTCTCTTTGACTTCGGCCTGCGACGACAGGCGATAGGTCGGCGGCTGCTGAGAGACGCCGTTGACTAGGTTCGGGATGCTGCCTGAAACAAGAGGCATGATCCTCCTCGATTAGAGCTTGATCGGCTTCCGGCCTTGCCGATGGACAATCGGGTAGGCGTGGTAGTTATCCGTCAGGACGTTGTGGTCCTGGGTCTCGCCCTCGACCGCGCACAGCGCAGCCCACATCTGGTCCTCGTCCTGCTGGGAGAAGGTGTGGAGGACCTGAGACCCGAGCATCTGGTCCTGGAACGCGCGAGCGGCACGGACATAGATGTACTGCCGCGCCGGCTCAGGAAGCTCGGTGAAGTCCAGGAACACGACCATGTTGGCGTGAAGGGTCTCACTGAACTTGTAAGTGTGGTTGCGGCGGTCGTAGAGCCGGAAGCCGCGCTGCACCACATCCATATCCGCGTCCTGCTGGGTCATATCGACGTACAGGACGTTGCCCGGAAGCTCGATGTCGCCCGGCGTCGGGTTGTTCGGGACGAGCGGGTAGCTGATCTCCGTGTTGAAGTGCCAGCCCTTGGCCTGCACCTCTTGGCTGATCCGCTGCAGAAGGCTGTGTGCGATCACAGCATCAGCAAGCCCGGTGTCCTCCAGGCTGTTGACCGGCGTCTCGCCGATGGTCTGCAGCATCGCGTTGACGGCTTCTAGCTCAGTCGTAGGCCAGAGTTGCTTCGCCATTTGCGCTCCTAACGAAAAAAAGGGGACAGCCCCAGATCGCTGAGACTGCCCCCTAGTTGCTGTCCACTGTTACGGTGTGACCGCGTTGTTAGGCGTTCGCCTGCAGAAGTTCGAACAGCGCAAGCGCGTCCAGGTTCCAGGTACGCCGCTTGTAGCCGTCCGTATCCGTGAAGACGAGCGCCCCATCTCGATGACGCTCAAGCGTCACCGAGCCGGAGAAGTTCGCGTCGATGGTCTGCGTCTCGACGGCAGTGTTAAACTGCATGGTTACGCCTCCTTAGCTGGCGTTAGCTATTAGGCAGGCGCACCCGTCTGAAGCTCGACCGCGCTCTCGGGACGCAGGATGCCGTGACCCACGGCGTACTTCGACACCGTCAGCCAGCCCTGGTACTCCTCCTTGTAGGTCGGGCCGTCCACGGACAGGTCCTTCAGCTTGACCGTGCCGACAGCGCCAGTGTGCATGATCAGCGCAGCAGTGACGCTGAAGTCGCCCGCGTAGGCCGACTTATACACGTCGCTGTCGGAGGTGCTGATGTTGCTGTCCGGGAGATTGTTGGTTTTGACGATGTCGATGTCCGCGATCACCGGCAGGTTCGCGCGGGCATAGCTGCCCTCGCCGCCCCAATCGCGGTTCAGGACGTTCTTGTCCTGGATCAGCAGGTAATACTGCGCCGGCTTGACGAAGCCGTACCGCTCGTTCTCCGGGACGTACTTCTCGTCCATCGCCTGGGCGGCGTCGAAGAAGCCGTTGACCAGCGCCGTAGCGTCGGTCTTGAAGCTGGAGTTCTGGACGGTCTCGCCGCCCGGCAGGTCCGAGACGGTCGCGCTGGAACGCGCAGCGTTGATGCCCACGCGGGCCACGTTCTTGTCGAACACGCGGGCCAGGGCCTCGCCGTCCGCGCGGGTGTACTCCGAGCGCAGATCGTAGTGCTGCATCGCCTCGTCGATGTTGGCGATGAAGGTCGGGGAGATCAGGAGATCGTCCACCGTGATCACACGCTCGGACAGGTTCATCTGCGTGCCCGAGATGAAGTTACCCGGCGTGTGGTACTGCGCGTTCTTCCGACCGGAGGCCGGGAACTGAGCGGACTTGCCGCTCTCGATGGTCCGCACCTTGTGGCGGCTGCGGAACTTCGTGTTCTCGGCGAAGGCGGTCATCACCTCGCCGCCGTAGACCTTCAGGAACAGCGCCTGCTTGTCACTGCCCTGATTGTCAGCGCCAGTACGCAGAGGGGCCATGTTGTCGGCCATGACTAGAGCTACCTCCTAGTGTTCGTTGGTGGGTTGAAGTTCTTCTTCTAGTTCCCCCGCCAACCAACACGCTCCACGCATGTTATCCACGGCCACGGCACCCGCAGGCACCGGCAGTGGGCACGGTTTCGCGTCGTTCGTTGTGCGTGGGGAGGCAGTGGTGATAGCCAGTTCTTCGAAGAAATGGCCTAAAGTATGTGGGGCCAAGGCTGCGTCTATAATACCTCGGCCCCTAGTATGAATGGAGTATGCAGGGTTCCCGCATTAGAGGCGGGCTGGACTATTCACCACAGAAACGCTCGGTCTCGCGGTTGATGGCCGCGACGTGTTCTTTCTCGTCGCGGGGCATGACTTCGCGGACCTGCTTAGACGGGTAGTAGGTGTTGTCGGCTGCCCAGGTCGGGCAGACGCTACCCACGCTCGCTTGGTGGGCGCAGCCAGTCGTTAAGACGACCAGCGGAAGCGCGAGCCACTTCTTGCTCAATCTTCTGCGCCTCCTTGGCTGCTTGGATTTGGTCTTCCTGCTGCTCGACCCGAAGCTCGTTCTTGCCGTCTTGTTCTTGTTCTTCCGACCTCCAGATGCGGAGGCCCGACAAGACGAGCTTCAGGAAGGCAGAGATCGAAGACAGCAAGGCTTACGCCTGCTTCGGATTGACGATGCCGGCGACCTTCTCGATCACCTTGTAGATCGTCTTGACGGTGCCCTCGTTGACCGGGGTGTCAGTCGTGTTGACGATATACATCGCCAGCCCCTTGGTCGCCAGGACGCCGCCCAGAATGACCGAAATAGTCTGAGCGTCGAACTCCATGATGCTCTACTCCTTCCTTAGATGCGGGAGCGGTTCAGCTTGTTCTGGACGTAGGTGCGGAAAGCCGGACTTTCCTTGTACTTCTGAGACGACATATCGTTCATCGCCTCGCTCCAGTCGCTATAGACATCGGAGGTCTGCGCCGGAGCGGAGTTATCGCCCGTCACCAGATCAGGCTCAGCGGTCGCCTCCTGGTACTTCTGGGCGAGGCCACGGACAGCGAGGCGGATTTGGTTCTCGTCGCCGCCGTCCATGACGCGGTTGAAGGCGTCGATCTCGGACTGCGGAAGGTTCTGCCCGGCCCACTGGACCATCTGCTGATAGGTCTCCTGACCGCCGACCTCGTTGAAGGCGGTCTGGGCCAAGTCCTGCGAGCGGGCCTGAACGCCGCGCATGTAGGTCTGGACGCGGGCGCGGTCGAAGCCAGCCTGCTCCAGTTCCTGCAGGCTGTCCTCGGAAAGCTCGCCGTTCTGCTGGAACTCCTGCTCATACTTGGAGAAGTCCAGGCCGGCGTTCTCGACAGCCTCCTTGGCCTGCTGGCGTTGATCCTCGTCAGGCTGGTTGTCGTCCTCGCCCTCGTCGTTGTCGCCGTCGTCAGCGTCTTCAGAAGCGTTCTGAGTGGTGTCGGAGCTATTGCCCTGGCCTCCGGTCGCCTGGGAGCCGAGCTTGCTCTCAAGCTCCTTGTACGCCCGCTCTAGCTCCTCGGCGCTGGTGAACTTCCCAGCCAGAAGCTGACCGGCGTTCTCGTCGCCGCCGTTCTCGTACTTCTGGGCCATCTGCTCGTCGTGGCCCTGCGGCGAGTTCTTCTGCTCTGCTTCGCCGATAGCGGTGCCCTGGAAGTCGTCAGGCATGTGTTAGTTCGTCTTCCGAATGTTGCCGAGAGGGGTGTGCTGGACGTTCTGCGCCTCAGTCGCGCGAGGATGGTCTTCCTGCTCGTTCTCGGACGCTGCGCCCTTGTCCAGGGTCTCGCGCCGAACATCGTACTGGCCGGGGCCGTCGCCCTTCGCCGGCTCCTCGTTGTTGACCGGCGTCATGCCCTTGGGCTGGTTGCCCTGCTCGATGTCGGTCGTGCCCTGGTTCTGCTGGGTCTTCTGGTTCTTACGCTTGCTGTTGCTGCTCTTGGCCTGAGCCATCCTGGGGAGCCTCCATTTGCTTCTGCATCATCTGGCCGATCTGATCGACGGCGTTCGGACCCATCTGGTCGATCATCTGGCGTAGCTGTGCGCGCCGGCTCTCGTCGGCGATCTGGTTGCGGCTCTTGACCAAGCCGTCGCTGTCGATGCCGAGCGCCGCCGCACGGCGGGCGAGGTATTCGTCCACGTTGATGTACTGAGCGACCGCCTCGGGGCCGAACGCGTCAGCAAGGCCGGCGATAAAGCGGTCGAGGTTCTGCAGGTCGTTGCCACGGCCCAGAGCCTCCAGGCCGGTGACGATCTGCGGCTCGACCTTGTCTTCCGGGAACTGCGGAAGCTGACCGGCACGGCTAAGCTGGCTGATGATCACCTTGACCAGCGGAAGCTGGAACTCCTGCGACAGGATCGAGTACAGCCCGCCCAGAGCGTTCTCTAGCTCCTGGGCCATGAACTGCACCTCGGTCGCCGTCACACGCTCAGCGTCACGCTGGATCGAGGTGTTCAGCAGGAAGGCGAAGGAGAGCCGCTCCTTGAGATCGTTCAGCGTCTCCTGGGCGGTGCGGAAGTCGCCGTACTTCTCCATCTGGAGCGTGGAGACATCGTCGGCGTGGCCCGTCCGCACGGCCCCATTGGGAGCCTCGGCGATCTCCTTCTTACGGGTCGTGCCGTTCGGGCTGACCAGGAACAGCACCTTCGACGCCGCAGCGGAGCCTTCCACGATAGCGCGGGTCAGTTCCTCCAGGCTCTGAAGGTCGCCCTCGTACTCCTCGATGAAGCCGCGACCGTAGTCCTCGCCGTCGATGGACGTATACCGCAGCGGCAGCCAAGGCAGGTTCTCCGGCTTGTAGGTGCCCTCGGAGCCGGGCACCGTCATGCCGTCGATCTCCTGGTAGACCTTGAACTTCCGCTTGTTGTTGCCGTCCGTGAAGGCGTAGACGTAGGTGTAAAGCTCCTTGGTCTTCTCGACCGGCTTGCCGTTCTCGTCCCGCTTGGTGTCGTCGTCCAGCATCTTCCGAACCTTCTTCGGAAGCGCGGACGGGCTGACGTTCTCCTTGGTGATGATCTCGATGGGGTTGCCCATCGGATCGCGCTTGCAGACGTAGCGGTTCAGGTGGAACACGCGGACGCGCGAACGCAGCCCAGGCGGGATGAACAGCAGGACGTTGCCGGAGACGAGAAGCTGCTTCAGAGCTTCGAAGACCGACACGCGGATCGCGCGCTGCTCGACCACGGTCATGACCGTCTGCTCGATGGCCGACAGCGCCTTCATGATCTCGCCGCGTAGGTCGCGGTTACCTTGCGCCTGCCGCTCCAGTTCCGACAGCGTCTCCTCGTCAATCGTCATGTTGAAGAAGGGGCTGTTCGGCGGCAGGAGCGAGGTCAGGAGCTTGGAGGCCAGATTGTTCAGGCCCCGAGCGCCCATGCTCTGGTACGGTTCAGGCAGGTCGGAGCCTTCGGTATGGCCGTCAGGCGGGAGCAGGCTGGGGATCGTGAGCCGAGCGCAGCGTCGGGCGCGGTCG